CGGATGGTTCTCTCGCCGCCAAGACCAGCCTTGCCCTCGAAGGCCTCGGCGAACTGGTTGGCGGTGTAGCAGCGACCGCTGCCAGACTCCTCGAAAAGGATTTGCAGGATGGCGTCTCGCTTACGTCTCCGCTCGGCGTCCAGGCGCTCGCCATAGTCCTTCATCACCAGCCTGTCATTCGGATCAACCTCGCGCCATTCACCCTGAATCTTGTCGACGTGCTTTTGCGGAATCGCCGCGCCGTTGCGTAATTCGAAGATGAGTTGGCGTGTGGACCGTGTTTCGTCCGGGCGGAACAGCAGCATCCCGGTCGAGTAATACCCGCGCAGGCTGCTGGCCCCGGCCAGAGCCTGGAACGGGTCTTCCTCAAATTGCTTCTTGCCAAGCTTTTTTGTGTGGTGGGCGAGGATGATCCCGGCGTCAGGGTTTACTGCCTCTCGAATCCGCTCCACACGCTGAGATAGAAAGAACAACATTGCACCGTTGTCGTTCTCGCCACCGCCATCGCCGCCGTCGAACACATTGCGAATCGGATCGATGGCGATGATGTCAGCTGTTTTTTCACCAAACGCATTCGCGATGGCCGGGATTACCTGGGCGAGCCCAGCGTCGTCAAGAATCAACCGCAACTGTGGGGTGGCCACGAAATTGGCTCGCGCTTCCAGCAGCCGATGCGAAGGGAGACGGACATCCTTCACGCGCTCGCGCAAGTAGTGGTACTGGACCTCGGCCTGTAGGTAGAAGACCCGCAGCGGACGGGGTGGACGCATGCCAAGGAAAGTCGCACCTGCAGCCATGTGCGTCAGCCATGACAGCAGGAAATCGCTCTTGCCGACTTTGGGTGCACCACCAAAAACAAGCATGCCGCCCGGGGTGAGCACGCGTGGTTCGACGATGTCAGGCGGCAATGGCGAGTCGTCGTCCAGCAGCGCACCGAGCGTGAAGGTAGGCAACAATGGTCGCACGGATTTCACGACTCTGCGTTCGCCTTGGGCAATGAGAGCCGCGCAGTCGAAACCCTCAGCGACTGCGTCGGCCCCGTCCCACTTCTCGGGTTTGTCGCTCGGCGGTACAAGGATTGCCACTGCGGTGCAACCAGCCACCACGCAGGCACGTGCTGCCGCCTCGGCGTAATCCCAACCCGGCGCATCCCGATCTGGCCAGATCAAGACGGACTTGCCGGCCAGCGGCGTCCAGTCGGTCTTCTCGACGGGTGCTTTCGCACCATTCATGGCCGTGGTCGCGGCAAACCCGGCCTTGATCAGGGCCTCAGCGCACTTCTCGCCCTCGACCAGCACGATTTCCCGGGCTTTCACCAGGGCTGGCAGGTTGTACAGCGGACGCGGGTCTGGGGCTCGCCACATGCGGGCGCGCACATCCCAGGGTCTGTACTCCTTGCCGCTTGGCGGTTCGTAGCGGTAAACGCAGGCTATCAATTCGCCATCGGCGCTGACGTAGTCCCACTTGGCGGTGTAAGGTCCGAGTTCATCCATCGGCACGGTGCGCACATCTCGACGCAGCGACGGCGAGACCGGTGGCGAATACCCCAGCCACTGCCGGATATCGTCAGTGATGCGCGGAAAATCGTGGCGCGTGGAAAGACCCCGTGATCGCGCCCAGGCAGCGATCAAATCGCCACCGTCGTCATCTGCGAAGTCTTTCCATAAGCCCCGCCGAGGCCCTTCCAGTTCGACGACCAGGCTCTTGCCAGGCGAGCCATCGACATCACCAACATAGAACTTGTTGCCCCGGATCAGCCCGCTGGGAAATAGGTAGAGAAGCACGGACTCAAGCCGATCCAAGAGGCCTGCGCGCAGTGCTTCCGTGTCACAGGCAAGCTCCGCGCGTTGCTCCGGTGCGTTGTTGGTGTCCGCCGTCATGCTGAACCCCAGCAACGGTCTTGCCACGCGCAGAACTTGCACTCCTGGTGGCTGGGCGTGGTTGCAAAACGCGGCAGGACCTCGCTGGCGTTGGTAGCAGTGATCACGCGCACGGCACGGTCCGACATGCGCTGCGCCAGTCCACCGTCAAACGGCAACAATTCGAACCAGATTTCCTGGGTGTCTTTGTTGATTGCAGTAAAAAGCGCTGGATTATCAGCAATGCCAGGAATGCCGACCTCCATGTACGCCTGATAGACTGCGACCTGTGCGGCATAAACAGGCTTGGACTTGGCAACCCCATGCTTAACGGTGTCGCGCCAGGACTTGTCGTTCATGGTCTTGAACTCCCAGATGGCGGGATAGCTCAGACCCAGATCAGCAGGGCCGGTGTTCAAGATGCCGTCGACATGGCCGCGTATTCGGCCGCCAGCCACCGAGAAGCCGAACTGGCCGCCTTGGGCCTTGCGTGTATACAGATCAAATCCGGCCAAACTTAGCCAGCGGATGGCCAAGTCCTCCAAGGTGTGACCGACTTCAAAGATGCGCAATAGGCGGCCCGAGAAATCACGACCGACGTCGACCGGTGTGTGCTTGTACTCATACTGCAAAGCACGCTCGCAAGCGACCCCGAGGCGCGAGGCACCGAGATAGTCACGCGGCCTCTGACCCGCGCGTTCGCGGATCAGTGCACCATCGATCAGGCTTGTGATCTGATCTTGAATTTTGGGGCGAGAGTTGAAGTCCAGCATCAGAATGGCGCTCCCATGGATGAGGACTTGCTTTTCCGGGCCAGTCGCTCCTCCAAAAACGCAAGATCCCTGGCGGCCATGCGTTCGTGCTCAGACGTCATGTGCTCCTGATAGGCCGTGACCACGACATCGATAAGGGTCATCACCTCCTCGCGGCTGTAACTCGCCAGCGGGCGGTCCATGCCGATGGCGCCCACAAACTCGCCCAAAGGCGACAAGCAACACCCCATCGCGGCCATTTCCATTTCACTCGGATCAATCATTTGTCCCTCCGTTTTGTTCATGAGCGTTGAGAACGCGTTTTGGCAGCGCCGCGAGCAAAACACCAACTTGTCGGAATAGCGGTTGAGGTCGCCGAGTTTGATGCTGGCGTTGAACCAGCCAAAGCCTTTGGCTTTGCGGGAGCAAACGGCGCATTTCACGCAAGCTCCATCGCACTGGATACATGCGCGTCGTTGGCCGCTGTCACCAGCCGCTGAATCGCGTTCTTGTTGAACTGAAACGACAGCAATGCCGACGCCTGGTAGCGGGTCATGCCGAAATCGGCACGCATTGGCTCTGGCAGGTAACCCAGTTGCTTAGGCGTCGGTGGCTCGTTGAGCCAGCGCCTGGTCTTGTGTGCAGAATCGGCCGACTCGTGGTCATTGAGCCAGTCGTCTGCCTTGGCCATGCAAACCGTGCGATCGCCAACGGCCAGCAACTTCGGGACCAGCGACTTGGCACCTCCTATGGCATGCCAGCGACCGTTCAGAAAGAACACGCCTCCCCAGGCACTGAAGCCCGTGGCCATCAACGCGTCGTCACAACCAAACAGGTCGCACCAGCGAAAGTTCGAGCGTTTCAAAAGATCGATCTCGCTCATGATGAAGTCAGACAACTCACCCACATCGTCAGGGCTGCGTTCCCAGACATGGCCGCAAAGCGGGCACTCCATGCAGGCCAGCGGCACGATGGCATCACAGTCCGGACAATCTTTGGTAGGCGCGTCGCCATCGTGGGGATGACCATCGAGGTTGACCTCCTGCTCGAGTGCCCCATGCATAAGGCTGGCCGTGCCGAAATCCAGAACGATGCAATCGGTTTTGATGACGCAGGGAAACTCCTCGGGGTCCACGGTGCGCAGGCCACGCCCCACCATCTGGATGAAGGTGGACTTGTAGGAACTCGGGCGCAGCAGCACGATACAAGCGGTGGGCGTGTAGTCGTAACCTTCGGTGAGCACCGCGACATTGACGACCACTTGGGCTTGACCAGTTTCGTAATCCTTCAGGCGCGCCTTGCGCTCGGCGTCTGATAACTCACCGTGGATCAGCACGGCATGAACACCTGATGCCACAAATGCATCACAGACGTTTTGCGCATGGGTGACCGTCGAGCAAAAGATGATGGTCTTGCGGTCGGCAGCTTTCTGTTTCCAGTGCGCGATCACTGCATCGGTGATAAGCGACTTGTTGAGAATCGATGCAACTTCGTCCATGTCGAAGTCCATCGCCGTGCGCCGCACTTTTTGCAGAGCCTCCTGCGCGCCGACATCGATCACGAAGGTGCGTGGCGGCACCAGGTGGCCGGATGCAATCATCTCACCCAGACTGATCTGATCAGCCACGTTGGTGAAGACCTCACGCAGTCCTTGGCCGTCGCCTCGATTCGGGGTGGCGGTCAGGCCGCAGATGCCAGCCTTTGGATTCTTGTCCAGCACCTGATCGATGACAGCGCGGTAGCTGGGGGAGGATGCGTGATGTGCTTCATCAATGACCAGCAAATCGAGCGTGGGGATCTGCTTCAAATGCGACGGGCGAGACAGGGTCTGCACCATCGCAAAAGTAGCGTTCCCCTCCCACGATTTTTCATTGGCGTCGAACACTGAGGTTGTGAGGCCAGGATTGACCCGAGAGAATTTGGCTCGGTTCTGGCCCGTCAGTTCGGTGCGGTGAGCGAGAATGCAGACCTTGGCATCGGGCTCAGACAACAGGCTGCCGGCCACCGCCGACAACATGATGGTCTTGCCAGATCCGGTAGGCGCGACAGCCAGCGTGTTGCCATGCTGGGCGAGCGCGTCCAAGGTTCGTTTGACCAGCAGTGATTGGCGGGGACGGAGCATCATGATGTCGGTCCTCCCTTACTGAGCCCAACTGGGGCGGCCAGGTATGGGATCGCGTCCCGTGGCCTGTGCGTAGGCATTGGGTGCGATGGTGGCATTGGCGGCCTGTGTTGCCGGTGCGGTCGCCGCACTGCGTGGCGCAACCATGGCCGCTGCATAGTCCTTGTGGTCAGGTGTGATCGCCGACTTGATGACACTTTTATCCTGGCCGTTCTGGTCCTTATCCCAGTCGACCTTGCCCAGAAACTCGATGCCATCAAGATCAGCGAAACCGCTAATGCGCCGTGCGTTCTGTGCGGCTGGGCTGTTGTCTCCTGGATGGACATTGCGTGCCGAGTTGAGGATGGCCTTGACGAACGTGCGGCCCATGTTGGCCCACTCAGACCCTTTCGGGCTGTGCAGGCCAATCAGCGACCACATCTTGCGGCGTGCGTACTCTCCTTCCATGACCACGAATTCGCAG